ACCTAGTAGGGCATAAGATCTAAATTTTGTTTTACCCACTCGCCGAGCAGCGACCTGCACCATTACATGGTGGGTCAGAGCTAACATCCCTCAGGACGACAGGGCACCCATAGGTTGCCCTACACTATAATAGTAGGGAACAAACTTAAGGTACCACGGTCTTCCTATGAGAAGGTTAGCTCAGTTGTCGGCGAATTCTTGTGTTGTAAGCTCGGCGAGAACTTGGATTTGCAGTTGTATTGGTAGTCTATCTGTAGCAGCTGTCAGATCGAAACTAAACATTTCGCGATGACCCTGCTCGTATAACTGACGAATTGGTTTTAATTGATCAAAAGTCCCATCAGAGGAGATGTGAGACAGAGATCTTAAAATACCATCGTGGAGTGGTCTAAGGAGAGACTGCGTTCACACATCAGTTATAGCAAATACTCTAACTTTACCTGCGGCCTCAATCTTTTGGGACAATTTACCCAACTTGAGTTTGGCCTCCAATTTCTCTTTCAAGCCCTCTTTCAGCAATGAAAATCAGGTCGGGAGGAATTCAATCTCTTTATCGAGAAGATCGGATAGATCAGGTCCCATGGTTTTAGCTAGGATCTTAAAAGAAGAAAGAAGTGAAGGGGACTGCTTAAACGCTCACGCGTCTATAGTAGCTCCCAACACAGATGTCTTTGAATTAGGACCAGCTGAACATGTAGGCATTAGCTCTGCGTCTTTAAGTATAACGAAGTTATACTTGACGTTGAGTGCCTTTAAGGATTCCACTATCTCAACTTTTGGTAAAGTAGGAGAGAGTCCTCTAAACGAATCTGTAATCGTTTCTAATTTGAGGGTTGCCGGAATCTTCAACACCCGGTAAACAGACAATAGACTTAACACTATTTGAATGCGTACTACGTCTCTTTTCTCCACATGGAGACGAAGAGGACCGGGTATGATCAATGGTAAGCCCCTACGTGTGGCTACCCGAGGAAATGTTAAACATTCCTCAGGAGTGCCAGCCAGAGCCTTAAGAGTCAATCTGTGAGACTCCTTTAAATACTGGACTAAAAAGACACTCCCATTCTTTTTAATCATAGTAGAAAAGGCAGATATCATCATAAAGATCTGACGCTTATCGTCATATGATGCGAATAACCAAAGTAAGAGGCGTCCAAAATTAGACAATTTATTAATTGGAAGAAATTGTCTCTTTTGAACCCCCTTATTTTCAAATTCGGGCCGAAGTTTCAACTTTTTATTATTATTACTCATTTTTTTAATATTAAATTTGAAATGCTATAGACTGGAAAAGGAAAGATTTAAACCACTATTCTAAATCTGTGACTAATTGCTAATCCAAAGAATATTACGATATTCAGGGATTAATACAGCATTAGTTGGGTAGTCAGCCTCCTAAAAGGGGTATGATTTCACCTATCTGCTGCAGTTTCAAGTCACTTAGAACTCCTGCACTCAACTTAGGATCTCTCTAATCAATGTCTCAATTTGATTAGACTGACCTCCTAAGACATACGCTCTCGTTCCCTTCGGGGGAACAGACGGTTATCGAGGGTACCTTACGGGGTACCACCGCCAGCCGCGTATGGTGTTGTCACTAATGCCGTTCACACGACAAGGACCAGGTCGGGCTCAGTTCAAA